AACAAAAGACGAACGATTTAAAATTGGTGCTTGGCTGGGCGAGACCGATGGTAAAGATACTTGGTTGACAAAGTTCTGTGAATGGGTACAAAGTCATAAAAAACGCAAAGTGAATATTCGTATTGACAAATACGACACATGGTCAATGGATAGCACACTAGCATATATTATTTTGCCCATGCTCAAACAATTACATGCAACAAAACACGGCGCTCCTTGTGTTGATGATGAAGATGTGCCAGAAGGTCTTTGCTTACGCAGCACTGAAGCACCACCCAAAGAAAATGAATATTGTACTGATGACAATCATTTCAAACGTTGGGATTGGGTTCTTGAAGAAATGATTCAAGCCTTTGAGTGTAAAATTAATGAAAATTGGGAAGAAAAGTATTGGACTGGTACCAGTAAAATTGAATGGCGTGAATCTGATATAGAATATGATGGCGAAAAGACTTCACAAATGGTGGAGTTGGGTGACCGAAAATGTGATTGGGATGCATACAAAGCGCATGAGGCTCGAAACAATAACGGGTTTAGACTGTTTGGGAAATATTACCAAGCTCTATGGGATTGATCCGACTAAATAACTAAATAGTACATCACATTTTATAAGTAAAAAAATGACTATTAAAGTATTTAACCCAGCAACCAACGGACCATCATTAGCATTTGATGAAATCCAATCGGAATTTGGCGGAACCAATCCGATTGGCTTGGATGAGTATTACCGTGGCGCCGGCCGTGTCCCGTCACATGTTACAGATGTACCAACATCGGGGCCAATTTCAGTAAGAAACTTTTACGGTACAAACCGGCGTGTAGTTATTCCACTGAACATAGCAACAAACACCTACAATTACGATATATTCAACAACCGCGGTCCATCATACGTTGCCGGACTTTCTGATATCACTGTAACAGTTCCTAGTGGTGTTTTGGTTGGATCTACAGCAACAAACGGATTCGCCATGCTGGTTCCAAACTCTTTTAATCCGGCTGACACGGTGACAATTGTAAACAACGGTGTAATTCAAGGCCGAGGCGGAGACGGCGGCGAATCACAATTCGCGGCTCAACCGGCCGGCGGCAATGCCGGCGGACCCGGCGGCAGCGCCTTGTGGGTGAATCGACCAACTACTATTCAAAATAACAGCGTTATTGCTGGTGGCGGAGGCGGCGGCGGCAGCGGTGCTGGTTGGACACCACAAAAAGGTTCTAGTGGTTGGGGCGGCGCCGGTGGCGGCGGCGCTGGATTTAATGGTGGTTCTGGTGGCGGCGGTCCATACGCTGCCTCCGCAGGTGACAGCGTTAATGGTGGCGCAGGTAATCCAGGCGACTTTGAGAACCATGCTGGTGGAACTGGTGGCGGCCGCGGTGCAGCAGGAGGAGTTGGCGGACTCACTGGCGGCCACAATCCTCGACCCGGTGGCGTTGGCGGCGCAGCGGGTAACTATGTTACTGGCGGTTTTAATGTTACATGGGTGTCGAATGGCACACGCTTGGGCCCAGCAGGTTAAATTGAAATAAATTGAAATAAATTGGAGTAAATATGAACAGTGTTAAATTTAAAATCAAGAGCTACGAAGAGGATACTAACTCGTTAATAATCTCGTTTGCTTCGGATACAACAGCAAGCCAAGACCCGGAAGCCTATACAGCGTATGCGTTTCAGCCACTGACTATGTGGCCAGATATAACTGACATGACAGAACTAAAAAAAGAATTGGCTAAAGCAGGAATGTGGCACGCCCAGCAGCAAGAGGCCAAAGAAAAGTTTGTTGTTGACTCAGCACGTGTTGCAGCACTTAAATCGCTGGTAGGTCAAACGCACGAATTCACTGTTGCCGAACTTACCACTACCTTCACAACTCCTTTTGATACGGTGTAAATATGATACGCAAACCATTTTCAGCCTTTGGCCGAATCCTTTACGCCAACTACTACGAAGCTGGATACACGGGAGAGGCGGCCACCTTTTCCGCCAGCGATAACATTTTGTTTTTTAGTGAAGGTAGTTTTACTGTTCTAGACAAAATAACAGGCGAAGTTGTGCATGAACTCGTTCCCGGAGCAATCAACATGGGTGAGTACGAAGACCGGATGTTTAACTGTGTTTGCAATGTGGCCAGCGTGTTTTGGTGCTACGACCCAAAGGTCAACCAAAATTATATTCCTGTCATTGATTCGCTTATTGTAAAGCGGGGGGAGTCAGTCGCGCTTCCGACAGGAACAAATTTGTTCCTTTGCTCAGGTACATTGCAAATCAACGATGCAACTTGTGTGGCTCCGCGTCAAATTCATGTGCGCTCTGTAGGCACTACGGCTACAGCAACCGAAGATGTGTACGGGTTAGTATTTAAGTAAAACTTGCTGCCAAACAAAGCACGGCGAATGTTGTCGTTCTGATTTAATAAATTAAAATATGATGAGGTGTTTGAATGATCCGCAATCAAATGATTATGGAGGTTGAGGTTGACAATGGTAGGAAGCTGCGTATATACGACAACATTTTTGACATGGAGTACAGGAACAACCTGTATGCGTTTGCACTTGCGTCAAAGTTTCAAATTGGCTGGGCAGATGGCTCCATTATTGAGAACAAGAAGCATCAGTTCCTGCACTCAGTTTTTTCTGCTGATGACTTAGCAAAAATTCAGATTGTGGAACGATTGAGCAAGACACCCGCTGCACAAGAGATGGTCGGGTATAAGCTTGCTAAGTGCGTATTAAATCTATCTACTCCAGCAGATGTAAATTTTGTTCACGCGCATCCGGAAGATAAAGTCCTACTTTACTACGTCAACTTGGAATGGCATGATGGTTGGCATGGAGAAACTTTATTTTTTGATGAGGCAGGTAAGGACATTATGTTCGCTAGCGCGTACACACCAGGCAGACTAATTGTGTTTGATGCCAAGATTCCACACACTATTCGACCACAGTCTCATCTATCCGCTTTCTACCGCTTTACGCTTGCATTGGTATACACGAAATGTTGATAATTATAGATGATGTTTTGAACACAGAAAAACTTAAGATTACTCAGGAGTATTTTAACTATCCGGACAATCGTAAAATGCATTGGGTTGATGGCAGCCTAGACGAATGTATGACCGGCGGAACTCCGATGGCGGATATTTTAGCGCATGTACGCTGCGCTTTTGATTTAAAAGATATGAGTGGCGCCGAGCAGTGGGCTCACCACGGTACCAAACCTAATTGGCATATCGACAAGGACGAAACTCTGGTGAATACCACAGGTGAAATAGCTATGCCTATTTGTAGCATTGTCTTTTATGCTGACGTACAATATTTGAAAGGTGGTAAATTTATGACTAATTCGATTTCTGTCACACCAAAAACCAATCGACTGATTGCTTTTAGTCCTGGTGTAGAACATGGCGTTGAGGACTATACTGGTACTCGAATGTCTATTGCAATAAATCCTTGGGCTAAGAAACCGAGGGGATATTAATGTTGTATCCAATTGAACCTGTTAACGGTTTTGGTAAAGACGAAATGGCCCTCTGGGATGGGTTTTTAACCGATGCAGAGATTAATCTATTGTTAGCGCAGCCTGAGTGGTTAGCAACTGAAAAGGCGGCCGTTGGTATTGGTACTGTGAATGATGATGTACGTATAACGCAAGTTGGTTGGTTAGGGCCGAAGGCAGAACTTCTGCCTATTTGGGAAAAACTGTCCAAGATTGTGGCCGAAGTGAACCGCCGGTTTTTTCAGTTTGACTTGACTGGTTTTTATGAACCAATGCAGATCGGCATTTACAGTTCTGATAACAAAGGACATTACGACTGGCACACAGATGCCAGTGCTAAAGATACTAACGCTCCACGCAAACTGTCTATTGCTCTGATGTTGTCAGATCAGTCGGAGTTTGAAGGAGGAGAATTTCAAGTGCGAGTATCCACAGATACACCACAGACATTGGAAACCAAGCGAGGTAGAGCATGGTTTTTTCCATCGTATGTTATGCACCGAGTGCAGCCAGTCACTAAAGGAGTGCGGCGCTCTCTTGTGATTTGGGTTGGTGGCCCTCCGTTTAAATGAATGGTAGTAAACTAATTTTTTGAAAAGTGTTCTGGACGCGGGTTCGACTCCCGCCAGGTCCACCAAAAGCATACTGGACTGGGAGTATTTTGTAAAAAGACCTCTGGTATGCTTTTGATGGGCCTGCCATGGTTTCGACAGGGCAACCAGTATGAATATTGGCTACTCGGGAATGCAGAACCCGTAGGATTGAGGTAACTCGGTCGTAGAAGCAAAAAAATAAATGCAAATGACGAAAGTTACGCATTGGCAGCCTAAACGCTGACTAGGGTTTTTATAGGTTTCCTCGTAACAGAATAACCTATTAATTTTAACTTATATAAGGAATTAATATGAAATCGATTATCGCACTAGTAATGTTGGCATTCGCAACTGTTTCTTTCGCAGCTGAACCTGCAAAGAAAGAAGAAGCTAAACCGGCAGCCAAAAAAGAAGAAGTTAAGCCTGCAGCTAAGAAAGCTGAACCGGCTAAAACTGAACCTGCAAAAAAATAATACCTATATAATAGACAATGGGTTGGTGGATCCCAATAAAACCACCATTTTACACTCATACACACAAGGAGATTATAATGAGTAATATGACACCGTTCGAGATCCGTCTAGAACTTTTAAAACTTGGCAAAGACATGCTCGAACAAGAGTATATGTCAAAACGCGAAGTTGCACACAATAACTGGCAGGTAGCTTCCGAGAATGCTCGCACTCAAGGACAACAGTTACCGAATCAGCCAGAATATCCACCATTCCCATCGGAACAAGAAATCATTGCCAAGGCGCAAGCTTTAAATGGTTTCGTTTCAAACATTCCTGAGCCCGTTAAGGTCTCTAAGAAATTGTAAGGGGAAGATAGGCCGTTTATTCGGCCTATTTCACACACAGAAAGGAATCAAATGCAAAGTAAGATTGTGCTTTTAAGCGCATTTTTATCAAGTGTTATTTTAATGTTAGCTTCAATTAATGTTGATTTACACAACATTATGCCATTCAAGGCAAGCTATCAGTCTCTATCCGAAGAGGCAAAAAAACATGTGACATGTCTGGCTGAGAATATATATTTCGAGTCGGCACACGAACCCGTTGCTGGTCAAATGGCTGTTGCGTTTGTTACGTTAAATCGTGTACAGACCGGCAACTATGCTAGTAATATTTGCGATGTAGTAACCCAAAAGACCGGTAACACTTGCCAATTTTCTTGGTATTGTGACTCCTTCTTTACCTCAAAACGGTTGACAATCAAGAGTACAAAGTTGTATAATGATATCAGAGAGTTAGCAACAAACCTGTACATTAATTTTGATCGGATGGAGGATGTTACAAACGGTGCGACATATTATCATGCAGATTATGTTAATCCAAATTGGACAAAACTTCAGAAGGAGACTAAAATTGGCAGGCATATTTTCTACAAGAGCAAAGGTGATAAAATTGACCGAACAAAAGGAGTTATTTAATATGAACAAAGACCTTATTACTATATGTGTTTCCATCACAATCGTATTGTGTACCACAATCGTTGGAGGAATCATGTATAATTTAAACGACCGCAACAACATGGCTAAAAACATCGAAGTTGCCATTTCAAAGGGTGTTGATCCTTTGTCTGTTAAGTGTGCATATGAAACAACCTCTAATCCGGTTTGTATCACCTTGGCAGCAACAAAGAAATAATTTAGGAGTATATTATGGCAGTGAAACAATTTAGTATTAATCAAATCTCCAGTGAAGCGGACCGCAAGAAATTGTTGGACGCTATAAAAGAGTGTTCAAATTCTATGACACGAATGGACGGAGAAAAAGACTTCATTAAAGAAGCAGTGAAGAAAGTTTCAGATGATTTGAAATTGCCTAAACCTGTTGTTCAGCGTTTGGTTAAAGTTTATCATAAACAAAACTATGATGAAGAAGTGGCTACGCACGAACAATTTGAACAATTGTATGAAACGATTGTGAAGTAATGCCAACTAAAGAAGAAATGAAGAAGTTTTCTGTGGAGATTGATAGATTCGTCTCCGAAAGAAACATTAATCATCTTGAAGCTATAGTTGAGTATTGTGCAGAAACGGGTCTCGAAACGGAAGTTGCCGCAACATTAATTAATTCGAATTTAAAATCGAAAATTGAGTTGTTGGCTTCCGATTTGAACATGCTGAAAGTGAAGAAATCTCGTCTACCTATATGACTGGTTATGAAACATTTGCGTTATTCAATTCATTAAAACTACACTTCAACCGAGAATCTTACGATTACTTTAAATACAATGGTAAAAGTAATATCTCAGTTGAAGCGTTTGAGAATAGGCGTGACAAATACCACTTTCACAAGTTGTCAAGGAAGTACACAAGTAAGGATGACATGGAATTATTTTTCGTGTCCAACTTGGTTGAGAAACCTAACACTTGGGCTGGTGATTTGTTAACTGAAGAAGCAGATATTAATTACAAGACTCACCAAAAGGTGTTACAATCACTATCGTATTTTTTCGAAAACGATTGTCACGTACTATTTGATGGTTGCGACAATCCAAACGATTTGTTCAAAGTGAATGACGGTGATTACCCTGTAATTTTACGCAAGACTATGCAGAAGGTGACACAAATTGAAACCTTGTGTATACTGAATAAGATACTTGCTTTCGAACCTAACTGGAACACTAAGATTGCCGACACTATTCGGTGGCCAGAATTTCGGTTAAGGTTGCTCAAGTATGCCACATTTCTACCACAAGATGTGTTAAAATATAAACTTATTCTAAAGAAAATGATATGATAAAGAAAATCTACCTCGATATGGACGGTGTTCTCTGTAACTTTGAACGCCGGTACCTTGAACTATATGATGAGTTGCCCGGCTCCATGCGTGACCGGAAAAACTTCAGTGAAAATTGGGATCACTTTGTGCAAACAGAACAATTTAAAACATTGGACTGGTGGCCAGGTGGTCGAGACTTGTTGACTTATATTACACAATATCAACAAGAAAATGAAATCGAGGTAGAAATTCTTTCATCTTCTGGTGGTCAAAAATACCACCAAGTAGTTGCCTATCAAAAAATTGAATGGTTGTCTGATAAAGGCATTCCATTTAAAGCGAATATTGTTTCTGGACGTAAAGCGAAAGCCGAATATGCCACACCAGAATCAGTATTGATTGATGATACACAAGATGTTATTCAAGCCTTCATTGGTGCGGGTGGCATTGGTGTACTTCACAGAGATATAGATAACACTTTGATGATGTTGGATAAACTTCTGAACAGGTGACCTATATAAGTCTATATTATGATAATGTGGACAAAAATATACAAAGTAATACAATTTATACAAGGAAATACATATGAGTACATTCGAAAATTTACAACGCAATCGTGGCAAGTTCGACAAATTGTCAAAGGCGATTGAAGCAACCGGCACTCCAGCAGAAGCCGGTTCTAAAGATGACACCAGATTCTGGCAACCAGAAGTTGATAAAGCTGGTAACGGCATGGCGATAATTCGTTTCTTGCCAAGTCCGGCAGTCGATGGTGATGATGCTCTGCCATGGGTTCGGGTGTTTACACACGGATTTCAAGGACCTGGAGGTTGGTTCATCGATAACTGTTTGACTACTTTGAACGATAAGTGTCCAGTGTGTGAACACAACAGCACACTTTGGAATTCTGGTATCGAAGCCAACAAAGAAGTTGCTCGTAAACAAAAGCGCAAGTTGACTTACATGACAAATATTTTGGTCGTTTCTGACCCAAGTAATCCGTCAAACGAAGGACAAGTTCGCTTGTTCAAATTCGGTAAGAAAATTTTCGACAAGATTAACGAAGCAATGAATCCTGAATTTGCCGATGAAACACCAATCAACCCATTTGATTTATGGGAAGGTGCTAACTTCAAGTTGAAGATTCGCAATGTTGAAGGTTATCGTAATTATGACAAATCAGAATTTGCTAGCAAGTCTGTCTTGTCTGAAAATGAT